AGAAGCTATTGAAGTTGTTGAAGATTATATGGAGAATGTGAGATAAAAATGGCACGATTGAGTTTGGATGATAAAGAGAAGATTTTAGCAGATTTTCATACAGGAGCTTTTACTCAAAGAGAACTTGCTAAAAAATACGGCGTATCGGCATCGACAATTAATAAAATGACGAAAGGATTGACGCCCAAAAACGAACACATAGTAAACGCTAAGGTATCGGTAATTGCGGAGCTAAGCGAGCAAAGCGAACACGAAGTAAACGCAATCGAGGAGGCTGTTCGCAAACAGGCTGAGCATCTACTGTTTTTTCAAAACTCGGCACTTAAAAATCAGAATTTAGCTAATGAGAAATTAAATGATGAATCCGGGCTATATGATCTAAAACTGCACTCGGATATAACATCCAAGAATAAACAGACCGTATTGGGCAAAGATGCAGATACGAACATTAACATCCAAAACAACAACACGCAACAGTCCTTAGAAGTGACAGGCATCAAAGTAAGTTTTGACGAGGATTAACAGATGACTTTAAAAGTTCCGTCCGTTTATAAGCCGCTTTGGAAAGAAGATGCGAGATATTACTTTTTAAGAGGCGGTCGGGGGAGCGGTAAGTCTTGGGCAGTTACAGATTTTTTACTTGTGGAACTTCTGAAAAATCCAAATCTAAATCTCGTATGTTTAAGAGAGGTGCAAAAAAGCATTAAACACTCATCTAAGAAGCTTTTAACAGACAGAATCAACACATTAGGACTCAATGATTACTTTGAAGTGCTGCTAACAGAGATACGAATGAAAAAAGGCAACGGTGTCATCATCTTTAATGGACTGCAAGACCATACAGTTGATAGTATTAAGTCGTTAGAGGGCTTTAACCTATGTTGGGTAGAGGAGGCGCAGACAATCACCTCTTACTCTCTTGAGCTGCTTATCCCTACTATCCGTGCAGATAAAAGCAAACTCTTTTTTACATACAATCCTAAGAACGAAACGGACGCAATAGAACTTTTAAAAGATGAAAAAGAGAACAAGGTAGTCATACACTCCACATACCTCGATAACAACTATGTTCCGGATACAATATTGCAAGAAGCGGAGGAGATGAAAGCAAAAAGACCGCAAAAGTATAATCATATCTATTTGGGACATTATGGACAATCCGATGGACTTATCTTTGAGAATGTGGATGTGAGAGTAATTCGAGAGGATGAAATAAGAGGTTTAGAGTGTGTGCAGGGCTTGGACTTTGGATATACGAACGACCCGACTGCTTTTTGTGTGAACTACATCGATGAAGAGAACAAAAAACTTTATGTCTTTGACGGATTTTACAAAAAAGGCTTACTCAATTCAGAGATAGCAACTGAAATAAAAAGACTCAATGCCCATAAGCATATTATATTTGCAGACAGTGCAGAGCCTAAGAGCATAGATACGCTTAAATTAGACGGTATAACACGCATAAGAGGGGCAATAAAAGGAAAAGACAGTATTAATGCAGGAATTGACTTTTTACTTGACTACAAGATAGTTATAAACGCTCACTTAAAAGATTTTATCAATGAAGCAAACAATTATACATGGGCTATTGATAAGAATACAAATAAGCCTACAAACAAGCCGATAGACGACTATAACCACTTCTGGGATAGTTGCAGATATTCGGTTAGTGCAAAAGTTAAAAAAATAACAGAAACAAAATCTTTTAAAATAGGATTAATATGATAATTGATGTTACTCCATCCGTCTTAATAGACATTGTCGGCGAAGAGAATACTGTTAAAATTATGAGAAAGCTAAAAGGGTGCAGGCTTTATATTCCTAAATGCAAAACATTGCAAGATGAGATAAAACAGGATTATGAAACTATGACAAGTGATCATCATCAAAGAGTGAAAGATTTAGCAGCGTATTATGAAATGAGCGAGAGTAACATACGAAAAATATTAAGAAAACAAGGGGGACTTTTTGAAGAGTATTGATGATATTTCAAAAGAGCTTTATGCGGAAGTTTTACGACTTTATAATAGTCAAGAAGATTGGAATAAAAAAGCTTTTAGTGAGATACTTGATGAAAAGTTACAGGCGTATAATGAAAAAGTATCGCCTCTGATTATGGGTGGTGTGTACAGTCAATTAAATAGTAGTTTTAGCGCTGACACTCTTCCAGATGTTGTGTTGGATGAGCCTAAACTCTCAAAAATGCTTTATCGCAATAGCAAAAAAGTATCTGCTGAAAGTTTAGCAATTTTAAATGATGGCATAAGGGCAAAAAAACCGATTAGGCAGATGGCTATGAAACTTTATGATGGTTATGGATTTAACGATAAAGAAATCCTTGATGTTAAGAGGAAATTACCACTTTATCTAAGACGAGAGCTAAAAAATGACAAAGTATCCAAAGAATTAATTAAATATGTTGATAATATTAAAACTAAGCCGCTAAAAACCGCTTTAAAACAAATTATCGATAAAATAGACGACACAAACAAAATAGGACTAGGAAAGGCTTTAAAAGTTGCATTGGAAGAGAAGAGTAGATATTATGCAAGCAGAATAGCAGACACGGAACATCATAGAGCCGTCAATCTTGCAAGAGCTAAAGAGTATATTGATGATCCGGAGGTGGAGTTTGTTAAGCATTCTATGAGTAGTCGGCATCCGATGGTTGATATTTGCGACTATTATAACAAGCTTGATAGCGGATACGGCAAAGGCATCTACAAAAAAGAATCAGCAGTAGCACTTCCACACCATCCTCATTGTCATTGCAGGTATCATGCACACTATGATAAAGTAAAAAAAACATCAGTAAAGAACCCAGAAAAAGAGACGCTTGAAAAGTTTAGTGTTCACGATAGAATAGCCATTTTAGGTTCACACGATAAGTTAAGACGGTTTTATGACGGTGAAAGTGCGAAAGATATTTTTAACTCTAGCAGACCTAAGTATCCGATAAAGAGTTATGGTGAGGTGCTGGGGTATAATAGCGGGATGAAAAAGATTGAAGAGAAAATAATAGGTAAATTTGATAGCATTAAAAATAATATAAATGACGACTTTCATAAATTATGGATGAGCAAAACAAGTTTTGAAAATCATATTGAAAAAAGAATAAAACAAGGGCATATTGTTGATAAAAATGATTATATTTTAAAAACTTTATCGTGTTTATCAAACTGTGATAGCTTTGTTTTTGCAGAACATAAAAATAGTTGGGATAATATATGTTATAATCACAGTAAGAGTTGGGCAGTTATTTTTAATGAACAAGGTCAGATAATGACCAGTTATAATATTGAGCCTAAAAGTAAAAGTTTTGAAGCAAGTCAGTTAAGCATCAAGGCAAAAATTAAAAAAGGAGTTCCAAATGAAAGATTTAAACAATATTTTAAACAATTACGAAAGTGATATAAAATACTGGTGTGATGATTTTGGAGAGGGGCATATCTTTTTAAATAATAGAGAACAGTTAATACCTTTTGAAGATGATAATAGGGTTCAACAGTTAGATAAAAAAGCATTAGAAGTTATTAAAAATGACAATTCTAAAGGTTCTGATAAACTTTTTTTACAAGAGTTGAAGCAAATAATAATTAATTCTTTAAATCATAAAAAAGTAGCCTAAACAGACTCTAAAAGGCCTCTATTGAGCCTTTAACGAGTCCTCAATCTCCACCTTAATAGCATCCATATCCTCAATCCCAACAGAGTTTAAATCATTAGAAATTATTTGCATAAGTTTTAACTTCTCGTAGTTTGGCAAAGAATATCCTAAAGCTTTGATGTCAGATAAAATAGTGATCTCTTTTTCAACATCAACAATGCTAAAAACTTTCGGATAATCAATCGTGATGTCGTTATTTATGCCTAGATATCTGCAAATTACATCAAATACCCTTATCTCAAAATCTTCAAGTCTCATAGCGAAGTTTGACAGTGAGCCGTTTAAACCTTGGAACTTGATGTCAAGGGCAATACCGCTCTCTTTTGAACCGTTTGTCGATAAGTCATAAGATATTTTGTTTATATTGTCGATAATGTTCTCTATTTTATCTTT